CGATTTAAGAGTTAGAGTTGAAAATGATGACGAAATTGTTATTGAAAGTTTATTAAGCAATCCTATAAATGTAATCATAACAGATGGTGGAACAAGAAATACAGTTTCACAATTCACAACATCCGGTGTGATTCCAGGAACAACTGCTGCATACGATTTAGGATCTAATTCAAACCGATGGAAGGATGTGTATGCGAGTTCATACACAGGAGACCTAACAGGTAATGTAACGGGTAACGTAACAGGTAATCATACAGGTGACCTATATTCAAATAGTTCACAAAAAATGATTGATGCCGCAGCAGAAGAAATTGGTTATGCCGGTGCAACAATTAGAGGAACACTATTTGGTAACGTTAGTGGTAACCTAACAGGAACGGCTTCGAATGCAACAAACCTTAACAATTTGGCTGCATCCATTACAGTTCCATCACCATTGGTATCCACAATACCAATTAGAGATTCTTCAGGTAATATTACCGCAAATAATTTTGTTGGTGTAGCAAATAAAACTGACAGAGTAAAGATTGACGACTCTGCAACTGATACAGATCCTGATTACAAGAGTGCAAAGACTACCGCAACTGGCTCAACAATTGCTGCAAGAACAGCAGCAGGTGATATCTATGCAAACTTATTCCAAGGAACAGCAACCGCAGCAAGATATGCTGACCTAGCAGAAAAATATCTCACAGACCAAATATATGAAGCAGGAACAGTTGTTTCAGTTGGTGGTGCCCAAGAAGTTACAGCATCAAAGGAAGGTGACAAAGCAATAGGTGTTATATCAGAAAGTCCAGCATTTATGATGAACAGTCATTTAGCAGGTGGACAATTTGTAGCACTAAAAGGAAGATTGAACGTTAAGATACAAGGCGCCATCGAAAAGGGTGATAGACTTGTAGCAACTGACAATGGGTGTGCAAGAAAGGCAAGACCAGAGGAACATGCTGACGTATTTGGCATTTCACTTCAATCAGATCCTAGAGCAGAGTTAACTTACATTGAAGCGGTAATTTTATAATGGCTGATATCCTTGCTAGTGACGTAAATGCAATTAGACAGAAGATAGCCGACACCCTAGGAACCGGTTCTGGTTCTTACGGATATGGACAGACCATCTACAGCAGTTCAGTTTCATCAGGACAAAGAATTGAAAAATCACAATGGGACGCAATACGCTATGACATTGTGAATGTTTTTATTCACCAAACAGGAAATACTCCATCAGTTGTAAATGTAGTTTCAGGAGATGTAATTAGAGACGATCCAGGATATGCTCTACACAATTATAACTACTATGCTGACATTGGTCAGAACAACAGATTTGATGTAGCAACAGGACAATTTTCATTGCTCGGTGATGGCGATGTTCCAAGACTAACCGGAATTGATAAGTCAACTTCTTCCACTTGGAGCAACAGTGCCGAAGCAACGCTAACAGTAACATTTTCTACTTCGGAAGAAGCAAGACATTTTTTTAATGCCGGCGGCAAAATAAGAATAGAAACAAACTTAACCGGTGGGTCATCATCTCAGGCAGGTGCATGGACCAATCTGTTGAACACCGCTGGTGACCAAGATTTTAAGGGTGATATTGTAGTTGATAATGGTTTCTATACACTTACCAACACATACAAGACATATTATTCAAGAGCAGCCAGCACACCATACAGTTCAAACACCTATCAGTTAAAGGCCAAGTGTAATGTTGCTGATAATAGTGCAGGAACGGCAACCACAATAGACATTAAGGTAGAATTAACAGACGCATATGTGGATCCAGGCGCTCCTGCTCCGGGAGATTTAGTTGATGGAACACTGGCGATTACAGTCCAAGAATTACTACCAGGCGGAGTTCTACAACCCACTGGTGATCCATTTACAATAACACCACCAGCATCGTATTCAATGTCGGCAATTAGCCTCTCCTAATTTAAGACCGATAAATAGTGTTGAGGTAATATATGGCAGGCATCAACCAAATTATAAACAAGGTAGACTATAACAATATTCAAACAGTTATAGCAAGAGTGTTGGGCGTGGGATCAGCAGATACTGGCTACGGGCAAACACTATTAAGTTCTCAGGTTACGGAATCTGACGTTGTGACAATTAACGAGTATGCCGCCCTAAGATACGATATCATAAATGCATATACCCATCTTAACAATGCAGCACCATCGGGCGTTGATGCGCAAACACTAGGTGCAAAGGTAAGATATAATGCATCGGATGCTCCCGTGGCATATTGGCAATCAGTTGTTAATTCAATAGATGCAGCAAGGAAGAATTTGGCAGTAGCAGGACAGCGTGTATCGGTTAACCATACTCCAACACCAGAACAGTTTACAGGTGCATGGGGATCATCCGCACCAGTTGGATCAACTCCGCAATTGGCATGCACGGTAACGGCAAGTTTTACCAATAGCGAGCAAGCCAGATACTTTTTTAATGCAGGTGGAAGCCTACAATTTACGAGTTCAAGAACTGGCGGAAGCACTTCTGCACAGAATACATCATGGACTACATTGTTATCAACGGCAGGAACAAGAGTTTTTGGAGGTAACACACCAGGAACCGGTGTTACACCAGCAGATGGAACAAACTATTTTAGACTGACAAACACTCCACAGGAATGGAGCCGAGTAGTTGCATCATCACCTTATGCACTTAACGAGTGGAGCATATTTGCAGCAACGAATGACGGTATAACCAATAACAGCGGCGGAACTTCCGAGTCCATTGTTTTTAACATATATTGGAACGATAATCACTTTCCATTGGGCGGAGATGCTGCACAAGGAACGCCAGTTCAACCCAGTTTGGGATATGGACCAGACACGGTTGACGGAACCATATCATTAACAGTCCAAACTGTTAAACCATCCGGTGTTTTGGAACCAACCGGAACAGGTAATTTTGAAGTAGAAACACCAACAGTAGTTGTAAGTTCTATCACAAACTAATAATTTTACGCCCACTACACACCCTCGATAAATAATATGCTACTATAATAATAGGAGGTATTATGCAAGAGGAGTTTAAGAAAGCACTTGATTTTTCCAACTACAGACAGACTTTTGCAATTCAAAGAAAAACTCTAAAAGAAAAAATTGACGCAAAATTAACCTATGGTTACAATGGCGGTATTTTTAAAATAGATAGAGAACTATTGAACTTTGTAGAAATGTTGATCTATAAGGATAGATCGGAAAATGTTGTTATACTCGATGTAAATGAAAATCCAATACTGGTGGAAAACCTAGTGGATTTTAGAGAAGAAATATTTGATAGGTATTTCTCAGCCACTTTCGAGTATCATGAAGAATATCAAAAAATCAAAAAAGCAAGATCAGTTGAAAAACTATTGGAAGTATAATGGATAAAGGTATAGTCTTATTTGCTCACAACAACAGGCAGATCGATTATGCCAAGATGAGTATTCTTACGGCAAAATTAGCAAACAAGAATTTGAAAGTTCCCGTAAGTTTAATCACAGACCCATCCACCGTTAGTTGGATGAAAGAAAGCAAAACATTTTCTATCGCTGCCGAAGTATTCCATAAGATTATCATTACCGAAAGGCCGGAAGATAATAACATGAGAAATTTTGGCGATGGAAAAAGTTATTCAGCGGCACCTTTCTCAAATGGAAATAGATTCAATGTTTGGGATTTGACTCCCTACAAAAGAACACTGCTTATCGATACTGACTTTTTAATATTGAGCGATAACTTAAACAAGTATTGGGATGTTGATAGTGATTTATTAATATCACCTAGATATAATGATATAATAGGCGAGGATAGAACAGGATACCTCGATACTCACATATCAGAAACTGGACTCGAAATGTATTGGGCAACAACTGTTATGTTTACCAAGAACGAATATACAAAAACATTTTTTGATCTTGTTGACCACGTAAAGCAGAAATATAAAATGTTTTCGGATGTGTATAGATTCAATCCTATAATATACAGAAACGATATAGCATTTAGTATTGCAAAACACATCATGAATGGATATCAGCAAATTGATGAATATGATTTACCGGATGTTTTTTCAGTCACTGATAAGGATGTTTTATATGAAGTGGAAAATAACACTCTAAAATTTTTAATAAATTACAAAGATTCTAATATAGCAGCAAGTGTGAAGGATAAGGATGTTCATGTGATGAACAAATTTAGCATTATAAGAAACTATGATAAACTAATGGAGTTGGCAGAATGAACTTTGGATACCTAATCATAGTTTCTGAAAAACCCGAAACCAATTATTCGAGGCTTGCGTATGCACTGGCACTCAGCATAAAGAATACACAAAAAGAAGGATACGATAAGGTTGCATTGGTTATCAACGACAAGAAGCATATTGAAAACTTCACATCGACTTGGGTATTTGATGAAATAATAGAATGGAGCGGTGCAGAACATTGGGACGGTCGTTCCTACATGGATCAACTGAGTCCTTGGGATCATACAGTTTGTCTTGATGCTGACATGCTATTTCTAAGAGATTATAGCCATTGGGTTGAATACTTTATTAAAAATTCTGAGTTATACATTGCAAATAAATCATTCACATATAGAGGCGAAGAAGTAAATGACACGTATTATAGAAAATGTTTTATTGCCAATGAGTTACCTAATTTTTATTCCTTTTACACATTTTTTGTTAAAAATAGCAAGTTAGCAACAGAATTTTTTAATTTACAAAGAGAAATTATTTCTAATCCAACTGAATTTTCTAATAACTTTCTAGATAGATACAAACCTAAAATTATAGGCACCGATGAAGCATTTGCATTGGCTAGCAAAATATTAGATATTACTGATGACATTTCGTATCCATTAGACTTTCCTAGAGTGGTCCACATGAAAGGAATGATACAGAATTGGCCTTATCCTGCAGAAAATTGTTTTGACCATATTGGTTTTTATTTTAATAAATCAGGAAAATTAAAATTAGGAAATTTTGAACAAAATGACATAGTTCATTATGTAGAAAAGGATAAAGTTAACTTAGAAACAATAAACATACTAGAGGAAATAGCATGGAAGAAAAATTAATACTTCCTGATTTTGATGAGTGGTTAAAAAATTATGAGCCAGCACCCGTTGTTTACAATGCTGCGTTTGATCCCCAATCAGGAAAAATTACATCAATAGGTCCTGATCATACAATTAACAAGGACAAGTATGAAAACATAATAGAAGTTGAGTCCGATCTTGCTGAAAAAATTATAAATGGCGAGATTAGAATGAGCAAGTGCTTTGTTGATCCCCACGAAGGAAAACTTGAAATTGTAGAAGTAAAGGATTTATACAAAATAGATGATGTGCTACACAGAATCATTGTAAAAGAATATTCCGAAGTTAAAAAGCCAGACATACACCTTACGCATTTTTCAGAAAGTAATACACTTGCTATTGAATTGTCGGAAGAGTATGGTGGAACATTCATACAGGATAAAGAATTCCAACCAGTGACAAAAAGAAAGATGTTTTGGGATGGACATACTGAATTAGAATTTTCAATTACGGATTATAACGATCCTAACATTATTAGAGATAATTTTAGTATAAAAGTTAGTGATCTGGTTGGAAAGAAAGTAGAATTACTTGATTTAGACATACCTAAATATTTTAGCGTTTACACAAGGCGCTTGTTTAAGAATTATATGATTGAGGAAAAATGAAAAAAGTCGTAGAGTTTGATGTATTCTTTTTAAGTTACGATGAGCCAAATGCTGATCTACATTATGCGGATCTATGCAACAAGGTGCCGTGGGCAAAGCGCATACACGGTGTAAAGGGCTCCGATCATGCACACAAGGCAGCAGCAGAACAATCAGAAACTGATTGGGTGCTAACCGTTGATGCTGACAACATTGTGTATCCGGAATTCTTTGACATAGAAATAGACATGGACAATCCGGACATCCGTGCATACAGTTGGTGCGGTCGCAATAATGTTAATGGACTGCGTTACGGCAATGGTGGATTAAAACTGTGGAACAGAGATCATGTGCTTAACATGAAAACGCATGAAAATGCGGATAGCGAAAGGGCACAGGTAGATTTTTGTTGGGAAGATGGATATAGAAACTTCCCCAAGACATACAGTGACACGATCATTAATGCAACACCGTTCATGGCATGGAGAGCAGGATTCCGAGAAGGTGTTAAGATGACACTTGACGGAGGACTAAAAGTTCCCTCACAGGAAATTGAAAAAAGAATATGGTGGCACAATCTGCATAGGCTACGCATGTGGAGCACGGTAGGAAGCCATGTTGAAAACGGTTTGTTTGCTATCTACGGTGCGAGGCTAGGAACATATCTTACAAACTGCACGGATTGGGATCATGTTCAAGTTAGAGATTTTGAATCACTGCGTGAACTGTATAATGAACAGTGCAAACAATACGAAGATGGTTTTGGTCTTGAACAGGAAATCAAACACCTGGGTAGCGAAATACGAAATAAACTTGGATTCAACTATCCAAATCTTGAACCTGACATGAGCAAATATACGCTTGATCTATACGACGAAGCGATCAGGATGGGAACAACATATTATAGCCAAACTTATGTATGATGTATTCTTTATCAGCAGTGGAGCAATAGAGGAAGCAGCCTGGAATAAATTCAAGCAGCGAGTTCCCAATGCTCAGAAGGTTGAACACTGCGATACGTTTGAAAAGGTTGCAAACAAGTCACTAACAAAACATTTCTGGGCGGTATGGGATAACATTATACTCGAAGATAATTTTGAGTTTGACTATCGCATACCCGAGTGGGATCAAGAATACATTCACGTGTTCCGCAATGGTGCATACCATGATGGCATTTGCATATTCCCCAAGCGTGCCAAGATACTACAGAGAGAATGGAACTATCGTTTTTTCACGAATAAAAAAGAAATGGATATTGTGGCAAGCCAACCCGTTCCATATGATGTTGCATTCATTTCATATCATGAGGAAAATGCAGAAACAAATTTTAATAAACTGCTCGAGAAAGCACCGCACGCACAATGGACACGTGATGTAAAGGGCATACACCAAGCACACATCGAAGCAGCAAGGAAAGCAACCACGGATATGTTCTACATAGTTGATGCCGATGCCGAAGTGTTGGAAGATTTTAATTTTGATATGCAGATACCCTACTATGATTTCAATGCAAGGAAGAGTGTGTATGTATGGCGCAGCCGTAACCCAATCACGGATTTGGAATATGGGTATGGTGGAGTAAAACTGTTTCCAAGAGAAGCAACGCTAAACATGGATACGAATACACCAGACATGACCACTAGCCTTTCTGACAGTTTTCGTGCAATGGAACAAGTAAGTAACATAACAGCATTTAATACTGATGCATTCTCCACCTGGAAGAGTGCATTTAGAGAATGTTGCAAATTGGCAAGCAGAACAATAAAGGGACAAAATGATGATGAAACGGATCAAAGACTTTCTAAATGGTGCAGTGATTACGGTCGTGACAGGCCGTTTGGGGACTATGCTATTCAGGGAGCCAGAGCCGGTAGGAAATATGGCGTTAGCAATAGTGCTGACCCTAATGCATTACGAAAGATAAACGATTTTGATTGGTTAAAGGAACAGTTTGATGCAGGACAAGGATAGAATAGAAAAGTTCATACCCATAATGGACGAGATATCGCCTACCTTCTGCATGGCGAAATGGCATCATACCACAATATATCTGCAGACTGGTGAAACACACAGTTGTTATCATCCAGCACCTCATGCAATACCAATACCAGGGTTGGAAGAGAATCCAAGCCAACTGCACAATACTCCACAGAAAAAAGCGGAGCGACAGGAAATGATCGAAGGCAAGAAGCCAAGCGGTTGCCAATACTGTTGGAACATTGAGTGCATGGGCAAGGATTACATAAGTGATAGGAAGGAAAGAAATGCGAGTATCCATACTGAAGAAAGATTTGCTGCAATTAAGGCAGACCCTATGGCTGATGTTAATCCGCAGTATGTAGAAATATCGTTCGGTAACGAGTGTAACTTTAAGTGTGGTTATTGCCATCCCAAGCACAGTTCAGCATACCACAAGGAAATTAGAGATCACGGACCATACACGATGGTCAAGAATCATCGCAATGATATTGACTGGTTTAAAGTTTATGAAGAAGAGGATAATCCATACGTAAAGGCTTTCTGGAAGTGGTGGCCGGAACTAAGAAAGACACTAACAATATTAAGAATTACTGGTGGTGAGCCTCTGCTACAGCAGAGCACGTGGCGCATGTTTGATGAACTTGAAAAGAATCCCATGCCCAATCTTGAACTAAACATCAATTCAAACTTTGGAGTTAAACCTATCCTTATAGAACGATTTGCGGACAAGGTCAACAGCCTAGTGGAAAAGGGTTGTATCAAGGACTTCAAGGTATTCACCAGCATGGATACATGGGGACCACAAGCAGAATACATTAGAACAGGACTTGATTTGGAGTTATGGGAACGCAATCTTGACACATACATGACCAAGACACGCATGCCTCTAACGTTCATGATTACGTTTAATATTCTTACCGTAACAAACTTTTATAAACTGCTTGAAAAGATTCTCGAGTGGCGCGAAAAATATAACACGGATGATCAAACCAAGTGGCAGCGCATACGCTTTGATACACCCTACCTAAAGGAACCACTGCAATACGACATGAACATACTGCCCAAGGAATACTTTGTTCCTTACATGAAAAAGCATTTGCAATTCATGGCAGCAAATTTAGACGATGCTGATAGATATAAATTCAGCATACTAGAATACGAAAAATTTAGACGTGTTGTTGATTACATGGCTTCAACGAATTATACCGTGGAAAAATTAAAAGAAGGCCGCAGGGATTTCTATAATTGGTTTACGGAATACGACCGCAGACGCGGTCTTGACTTCGTCAAGACTTTTCCTGAACTGGAGGAATTCTATTATGACTGCGGAACCATCTAAGACTTTTTGCATTTACCCTTGGATTCACATGTATGTAAATCCCGATGGGTCAGTGTTGCCTTGTTGTGTTGCTGATTATAGTAAGCATATGGGCAATGTAAGGCACAACAATATCGAACAGATTTGGAACAATGACAAGTATAAGTCAATGCGCCAAAAGATGTTAAGAGGAAGAAAATGCGAGGAATGTGAAGGGTGTTATGCAGTTGAATCTGCAGGAAACCAGAGCACAAGACAAGCAAAAAATAAACAGTATGCTCATCTTATTAATTTAATTAATAAAACACATGCCAATGGAAGCATGCCGGAAATGACCCTAAGACACTTTGATGTTCGATGGAGCAATATTTGTAATTTCAAATGCCGCAGTTGTAGTTCCACATACAGTTCGACATGGGCTCAGGAAGATAATGCACAAGGAGCAAACAAACCAATTCACATTATTGCTGGTGGCGTTGATAATGATAATCTATATGAACAGTTTTTACCCCATTTTTCAGACATAGAAACTTTTTATTTTGCCGGTGGTGAACCATTATTAACTGACAAGCATTATGATATTCTTGAACATCTAATTAAGCAAGGAAAGGCAAATGTTCAGATAGAATATAATACGAATCTAAGCAATCTAGCATACAAAGGTAAGAGTGTTTTAGATCTGTGGAATAGATTTTCTAACATACAGGTATTTGCCAGCCTCGATAGTTATGGTAGTAGAGCAGAATACATCAGGGCAGGAACGGATTGGGAACTAATAAAGTCAAACATAAAAAATATTAGGGAAAAATGTCCTCATGTAAAATTAAACAGTTCGAGTGTGATTAGTGCTTTTAATGTTTCCACGATACCTGAATTTTTAGATCATCTCTTTGATAACGAATTATTTGATAGAGAAAACTATAATCCTAGTTTCTATAATATTATAAATCCTAATTTTTATAGTTTTAATATATTAACAGATTCCATTAAGAATAACATAGTAAACAAATTACAAGGCTCCATGATGAATTACAATAGGCACATCAAGAGAGAAATACAAGGAGTAATAAACAATTTACAAAACTCAACGTATTCAAAAAAATTGCATGAACAGTTTTTAAAAACAACAAAACATTATGATTCTATTCGACAGCAAAAATTTGCGGAAACATTTCCTGAACTAAAGGAATTAGCATGAAAGTATATTTTGATAATTTAAATATCAATGATTCTAACATGAAAGAACACCAGCAGACTGATAAAACAGATTATTGGTTAATTGCTCCGGGTGCTCCAATAAAAAGAACCATAATCGAAATGGGGTATGAAGTTGATACGGTTGATAATTGTGATGAGCCCGGGTGTTACTACATAGATGTAAGGGGTGATCCACAATGGTGGGCAGGAGTATTAAAAGGAAAAGATGTTCCTACTGAACACGTTCTTTTTTCAGTTCCGAAAAATATAATAGATCTAGTAAAGCAAAAAAAATTAAGATTGATAATTGCCGCAGATAGAGAAGGCGGTCCTATGATTACAAAGGATTGGGATTGTTTTAAATCAACAGCACAGGCAATTGTTAAACTAGGGTTGCCTGCTAACAGTGTAATTGTGGCACAGGGCAACGAAAAGATAGAAAAGCAATATAATAAATGGCTAGAAGATAACAATCAGTTTAAATTATATGATGTAATCTATAGCAATCATTTTGGACACATATTCCTAGATTCACACATACCAAACGAACTAGTAATTAATGATTCAATAAAAAATCAGGAAAGCAAAGATTTTAACAGTCTTAATAGAGTTTATAGACCACAAAGGGGAGCGCACCTATATCAGTTGGTGGAAGATAAAATTTTAGATAAAGGACTAGTTAGTGCAAATCAAATAGATATCTTTGATAACGAAGCAATTAAATTAGCAGAAACAAATGCATTTAAGTATGCATATGTTATGAAAAGAAATTTTCCTAAATTTATAGACGGTGACTGGTCGGTGAATAATGCTGCTAATCAATATAATATTGACATTTATAAAAACAGTCTAATGTCAGTCATAACTGAAACAATTTTTATTCATGATGTTTCTTTTGTAACTGAAAAAATATTCAAGCCTATTACCATGGGCCATCCTCTAATACTATTTGCATCTCAGGGAACGCTTCGCAGTTTAGAAGCAATGGGATTTAGAATAGATTGGTGTGGCATAGATCCAGCCTATAATGATATAGAAGATACCGTTGAAAGGTTTAATGCAACTAGAAATGTTTTGCTAGATTGGGTTGGATTAAGTAGACAAAAAAAGATAGATAGAATTAAAAACAGCATGGACACGCTGGAACATAATTTTAATCATATTAGATCTAGAGATTTTTATAAGGAAGCAATAACCAAAACAATAAGCAGATGTGAGGAATATTTTAATGAAGCAGTTTAAAGAATACAAACGATTATTTGTGTTTGGTTGTAGCATGACCAATTATAATTGGCCCACTTGGGCAGATCTAATTGCACAAGAAATTCCAGAATATTACAACTATGGTAGAAGCGGTGGCGGTAATATGTTCATATCTAATTCTATAGTAGAAGCAAATATTAAACACAAATTTAATCAGGATGACCTTGTAATAGTCATGTGGAGCAGTGTAAGTAGAGAGGATAGATACAAGGATAGACAATGGGAGACACCCGGTAACATATACACACAGGGCGTAATTGATATGGAGTTTGTTTATAAGTGGGCAGACACCAGAGGTTACCTATTGCGTGATCTAGCAATGGTAGAACTAGTTAGAAATTATCTAGACTCCTTACCTTGTGATAGTGACATGTGGGCAATGTGCAAGTTTGATGAAGTCACGATTACTGATAACATAAAGGAAAGTGAAACCCAACCAGTATTAGATTTTTACAAGAACACTATCGAATCAGTTAAACCAAATATTGTTGATACAGTATACAATGGTAGATGGCCTTCCACTCCGATTAAGGGCTGGGGAGGCAAAGGACAAACAGCAGATTATCATCCTACACCATTAGGACATTATAGATATATCGAAGCACTCTACCCTAATCATACAACCGAGAAGATGAAATCATATGCGGAAAAGTATGATAAGTTAGTATTGGAATGCAAGACCCTTGATGATACTCAGAAGTTTTGGTCATCAAACGGAGTGAATAGATTATAATGATTTACTTACAAACATACGATGACAATAATCCTCAAAAGATAGAATTAACCACGTGTCCTCCTAAACTCGGAGG